TTACAGACTGTTCTGAGAGGAGGACCAGTGCGTGAAGCACCCATGCAGAGGATGTATCTTTTCCTGGAGTCCGTGCAGCAATCAGAATTATGCGATCCTGCGTGTCTACATCCTCCAAGCTGGACGCCGGAGGCCCTGCCCTGCCGGAAAAGAATATGCCGTGCGGCAGACTGCAAAGAGAAGAAAAAAGCGGGGGGCGAGTATGACAGTACAATGGGCAAAGAAGGAGGAAATCAAATGAAGCCGATACTATTCAACACTGAGATGGTCCGCGCCATCCTGGACGGGCGCAAGAGCGTGACGCGGAGGGTGGTGAAGCCGCAGCCGATATGGTCTGATTGCGGGATGCGGTGGTGGTGGAAGGGGGATCGATTCTGGTGGAGAGATAATTGGGACCCTATGGAATCTATTACGTACCAGAATTCGATTTTCCGCCCTGGTGACATCCTGTATGTGCGGGAGACGTGGAGGATGATGTGGGACGGGACCTACCGATATAGGGCAGACCCTGAAGAACCTAAATTAGGATGGCGCCCCTCCATCCACATGCCGAAGGAGGCCGCTAGATTGTTCCTGCGGGTGACGGATGTGCGGGTGGAGCGGTTGCAGGAAATAAATCATGATGGAATTAGAAAAGAGGGGATTGTGACGGTAGGAAGTCCTGGTAGCCCGGAAAGAATAAATCCATTTTTCACGTTTAAGGATTTATGGGACAGCACCATCAAGAAAGCAGACCTGCCCCGATACGGATGGGATGCAAACCCGTATGTTTGGCGTGTGTCGTTCGAAGGGACAGAATAATACGTCCCTCACTTTTGCCGTCAGAGCGCGTTTTTCTGCCCATGTTGAGTGCCTGAACGCCGAAAAACGTGCCACGCGGCAAGTGACGGCCTCTCAGGACCTGTTTCGGAACACTTGCCCAGTTTGCCGGGAGCAGTACAGGCAAGCCAACTTAACAGCGGGAAGAACTTTGCCGATAAAACAAATAGAACAAGCACATTTTCTGTTTTTATCCGGGACAAAGGGGGGCGAGAACATACCATGACCGTGAAAGAATATCTGCAAGAGATTCAACGTCTGAATGTCTGTATCAACCAGCGCCGATTAGAGAGAGCGGAAGTCTATTCCGATGGGCTTCACGTACAAAATCCGGAGCGGCAGGGCGCAAACGTGAAGACGGTCAGCGGGTACGAGCCGACAGTATGACAGCCAGATGGTACTGGGCAGTTTTGACAGGAACCGTTGGATAATCATCGGCGCAGAGACAGGCAACCGCAAGGGAAAGGTCGTACCGGAGAAAGAGTGGATAGACACCATCTGCGAAGCGGCAGTAATCACCGATGCGGCGGTTTTTATGAAGGACAGCCTGATTCCGATTGTGGGTGAAGAAAACATGCGCCGAGAATTCCCGTGGAAGGCAATCAAGTGAAAAGGTACGGGATGCCGGGGCCAAGCGGTACAACTGCCCGACATCGCCCGCCAGCCATCGGCTGGCGCTCCCAGAGGACTTTTGCAGGCACGGACGCACCGAGGCGATGACGATGAAGGGGACCGAAGAGAGCGCTGGGACCTACGCGAATAACCTGGTTTTGTATCCTTTGACATGAAGGAGAAAGGAGGCAGTGAATACATGAGCAAGTCACGCTATGACTGGTGGAGTTACATAAAAGCTGTGGTTCGCCGGTATCCAGCGATGAAAGATCAAGAATTGTCCGGCATAGCACTCAATGAAAGAAACGCAGTGGAGGCGGCCATTTCTGAAACAGAGCGTATGCGGAACGGTACAGACCGCCTGAAGGTCATAGATTTGGTCTTTTGGAGAGGCACACATAAAATACCTGGTGCAGCCCTAATGATTCCGTGCAGCGAGCGGACCGCGGCACAGTGGCATGGAGATTTTGTTAAGACCGTTGCTAAAAATTTCACATGTAACGGTCTGATAGGCCAAGCACCCCACAGCTAAAGCCGGGGGGGAGTGACTCCAAGGTGATGAAGAAAATGGAATTTAAAGAAGCTAGACTTCCAAGGAGCCTAAATTTTCGATCTGTTACGTAATATCATGGAAACGTCAAGGCGATACCGAGGATGAGATTTTTGGGGAACTCAGACCGGTGCCGGATGATGAATAAATGCCCGCGCAGCGGGCGGAAAAACAGGAGGTCAATCATGAAGGAAATCATTGCAGCCGAAGAGATGGGCATCGCGCGGAACGGCGACGGTTATGAGGAACTGCTTGCCGGAATCCGCGAGGAGTTCGAGAAGCACACTACGGGGGATACTGGGTCACTCTTTAATACCGATGCCTCTGGACTCTATGATGTGATCCTTGAGAAGATTCCGGCAGAGGCACGGCAGCACTATAACTGCAACGCTTGCCGTCATTTCGTCAACCGCTTTGGTGGCCTGGTGCGAGTGGATGAATGTGGGAAGCAATACCCAGTCATGTGGAGCGGCAAGATCCCCGGCTTCTTCGCAGACGCTGTGGAAGCCGTCAGGGAGAGAGTGAAAAAGGCGAAAGTGGTAGGGGTGTTCGTCACATCTGAGGCGGTTCTCGGCACTCCTGTCACTGGGTCTTGGACTCATATGGCGGTTGAGATGCCACGGGTCATGCTCTACCGCGGAACCGCCCTTCATACGGCGTCCCAGGCGGCCGCCGAGAAGATCGAGGACCATCGGCTTTTGTGCGATGCGGTCAGAAAATATCGGATTGAGACGGTGGAGACCGCTGTGAACTTACTCCGCTCGGAAAGCCTGTACCGCAGTGAGAAGGTACTCGGAGTGGCCGAGTGGTTCCTGAAGGTACTCCAGATGACCAGAAGGAATCAAAGGGCCAGCAATATCCTTTGGTATTTTGCTGCCAATGCACCTGTCGGCTTCTGCCATATCTCGTCCAGTATGATAGGAACGCTCCTGGACGACATTGAGGTGGGCCACGACTTTGACACCGTGAAGCGTAAGTTCGATGAAAAGATGAATCCGTTGCAATACCAGCGGCCCCAGGCGGCCCCGTCCGCTGGCAATGTTACTCAGGCGGAGAAGATCGTGGAGAAGCTGGGCATTCAGAACTCCTTGAACCGGCGATTCGCCCGACTGGATGAGCTGGAAACGCTGTGGAAGCCAAGCTATGGCCAAAATACACAGAAGGCCGGAGGCGTGTTTGCAAATGTCGCAACGAAGGAGTCCATGCGGATGCCAGGTGCTGGCGTGAGCGGCCCTGTGGTGACGATGACGTGGGAGAAATTTCAGCGAACTGTTCTCCCAGCAGCTCGGGGTATCGAATTTTATGTGAATGGAGGAACGGACAACTTCAGCGCCATTCTGACCGCAAATGACCTGTCCGCACCTCCTATTCTGCAATGGGATCGGGAAGATGACCGGAATCCGTTCTCTTGGTATGTGTACTCAAATGGTTCCTATCCTTCTTGGTGGGGCCTGATGAAGGGGTATGTAGATGTGACTGCCGTGGTCCTACAGCCGAATATGTGGCGTGAAGGCTACGAACACCATGGAAAGGCGGTGTTCTTCATCCTGAAGGGGGCAAAGGAAAAACGTAGCACTGGATTAGGACTGTTTCCAGAGATTCTGAAGGCGAATCTGCGGGAGATCCGTTCCACCATCGAGGCGTATTCCAGAACGATGAAGCTAGACGGTTACGATGAGGCGTCTGCCTGCGGAATCCGTCTCCAGGGCGGCTCCCGGTGGAATGCTCGCTTCAAGGTGACGACCGATGTAGGAACGACAACCTACGTTCTGGATCGTTGGGACTAAAAGGAGGTCTGAGAAGTCCAGTACCCGACGGCTAAAGCCGAGGGTCTCCGTGGCTCAAAAGTGATGAAAGTTTGCATTACCAGACCCTTTGAATGTGTTAAAATCGGAAGCGTGAAGGTGTGGAGACCTTTGCGCTTCCCCATTTTTGTGAGTAGAAATTCATCCTTGCTTCGAGGAGGTGGTGCTATGGCTCAGGGGAAATATGGATACTGGCTCACCGATGAGGGCCTTACACTGCTGAGGGGGTGGGCGCGAAACGGCCTGACTGACAAAAAAATAGCGAAAAATGCAGATATCAATCCGGCTACACTGTACGATTGGAAAAAGAAATATCCCAAGATTGACGAGGCCCTAAAAAAGGGGAAAGAGGTTGTAGATTTCCAAGTAGAGGATGCTCTGCTTAACCGCGCCCTTGGCGGCGATACTACTGCTCAAATTTTCTGGCTGAAGAATCGGAGACCGGATAGGTGGCGGGATAAGTTAGAGAATAAAATCACAATCTCCGATATAGATCAAGAAGTCGTCAAGGAAGTAGAAGGAATGGTCAAAGATGACACGAAAGCAAGCCGTCCAATTTCTGCTGAATAGCCCTTACAAGCTGGGCCAGCTTGTAGGATTTACAAGATTGACCGAGCTACACAACGGCTGGATTATAGACATGGTGCGCGGCAGGGAGGACAAAACCCTCCAAGCGCATCGAGGGTCATATAAGACCACTTGTGTTTCACTGGCGCTTGCTGTTCTACTGATCCTTTGCCCAAATGACCGTATCATGTTCCTACGAAAGACGGATGACGACATCAAGGAAATCTTGGATCAGGTGCGGAAAATTCTCCAATCCCCGCATATGCAGTATTTTACACAGTGCATTTACGGTGTAGACTTGCAGTTCACCGCCTCCAATACCAGTGAAATTTCCACAAACTTGACAAGTGGTGCCAGAGGGACCGCCCAGCTTTTCGCCATGGGAGTCGGCGGGTCTTTGACGGGGAAACACTTCGACAAAATTTTCACTGACGATATCGTCAATGTAAAGGACCGCTTCTCCAGGGCGGAGCGGGAACATACCAAAATCATATATCAAGAGCTGCAAAATATCAAGAATCGTGGTGGACGAATTTATAATACTGGGACACCGTGGCATAAGGAGGACGCTTTTGTTTTGATGCCAAACATTGAACGGTATGACTGCTATTCTACTGGTCTGATAGATGCAGATGAACTTAACAATATCCGGGAGAGTATGACAGCCTCCCTGTTCGCCGCAAACTACGAATTACGCCACATCGCCGCTGAGGATGTGATTTTCTCCAATCCACAGACTGGAGCAGATCCGGCACTATGCGAGCAGGGAGATGGACATATTGACGCAGCATACAGCGGCCAGGATTACACCGCATTCACCATCTGCAAAAAGCGCGGTGGTAAGTATTACATTTACGGTAAGCTGTGGCGAAAGCATGTGGATGAATGCACCGAGGAAATCATACATCTCCGGAAGCGATTTATGGCAGGACGTATTTACTGTGAGGAAAACACAGATAAAGGTTATCTGGCTAAAGATTTGCGAAAGCGCGGGGAACGTGTCGTCACTTACTTTGAGAGCATGAACAAATTTGTCAAGATATCCACCTACCTGAAAGCAGAGTGGAAGAACATCATATTTGTTATGGGAACCGACGAGGCGTACATTGACCAGATATGCGACTACAATGAAGATGCCGACCATGATGACGCGCCGGATAGTCTGGCCAGCATGGTGCGTCGGCTGTGGGGCAAACAGGATAAGGAATATCATTCAATTTTGGAATAGGGGAAACTGAGTGGATTGTGAGGTGATACCTATGAAAACTTATCAGGACATGCTCGATGCCGGGAATGAGGAATCCAATCGCATGGATTTTATTCACTCGGCAATCAATGAGCACAAAAGCTCTGATGCGTACAAAACTGCCGTAGCCGCTGAACAATACTATGACGGCGAAAACCCCACCATCAACCAATATGAAAAAATCCTGTATGACATCCAAGGCAAGGCCCACAAGGATATGTGGACGGCGAATCACAAGCTTGCCAGCCGCTTTTTTGGGATCGTAGTGGATCAAGAAGTCGGGTATTTGCTCGGCAATGGTGTCACTTTTGACGACGAGAGAACAAAAAAGAAACTTGGCCGGGATTTTGACCAGCGTGTTATGGATGCAGGGGAATTTTCAATTATCGACGGAGTATCCTTTGGGTTCTGGAATCTCGACCATATCAATGTTTTCCGACTCACTGAATTTGTCCCCCTGTACGATGAGGAAAACGGCGCGCTGAAAGCTGGTATCCGATACTGGCAAATCAATCTGGACAAGCCCTTACGTGTAACGCTGTATGAACTTGACGGCTATACGGACTACATACAGAGGCCCGGAAAGGATATGGAAGTGCTGAAGCCAAAGCGGGCATATAAGCAGGTCGTCCAAAAAAGCAAAGTTGACGGCACAGATATCCTCAATGGCGAGAATTACCCCGGATTTCCGATTGTTCCGCTGAAAAATAACCGAGCTTGTAAATCAGAACTGAACGGAAAGCGGAATACCGTTGACGCGCTTGATCTTTTATGTTCGGACATGGTGAATAACACCGATGAAGGAAATTTGATCTATTGGATTTTAAAGGGTGCTGGCGGCATGGATGACCTGGACGATGTGAAATTCCGAGACCGGGTTAAGACGCTAAAGGTTGTCCATACGGAAGACGGTACAAGCGCTGAACTACATACGGTAGAGGCACAAGTACAAGGAATAACCGATAGCATTCAAATGCTGCAAGATAAGCTCGCACAGGACTTTCAGTATTTTGACCCAAAAACCATTGCCGCCGGAAGCCAAACAGCAACCGCGATACTGGCCGGATACGCAACGCTGGACCAGAAAACGGATAAATTCGAGCGGCAGGTCACGGACTTTATCAATGGTATACTGAAAGTCGCTGGAATAGAGGGCACACCAAGCTACACCCGCAGTCAGATTATTAACAAGACGGAGGAAATCGAAGCTGTCCTTCTGGGTGCAGAATATTTCGATGAGGAGTATATTCGGAAAAAGTTGTTGACGATATTGGGCGATGCGGATCAACTGGAAAAGATGAATCAACGTCTTTCAGCAGAGGAACTGGGCCGGGTTACAAAGGACGCGCTCCCGGACGCCGGAGAAGTAAATGAAGCCTGATGAAGCCCACCGCCTTACCGACGAGGAGCTTGCCAAGCTGGAAAAGCGCATTGAGAGTATCTACAAAGAGGCGCGGGACGAACTGGACAAGACCATCCGTGACTATTTCAAGAGCTTCCAGAAGCGTGACGCCGAACAGCTAAAGCGCCTGCAAGCCGGAGAAATCACGCCGGAATATTACCGGCAGTGGCGGCTCAACCAAATCGGGCGTGGCCGGCGGTTTAAGGCTCTGCGGAATAAGATCGCTGAGCGCATGACAAAGGCAAACGAGGTCGCCGTGGCATATACGAACGATGTGACGCCCGGCATATATTCGCTCAACCGGAATTATGCGGCCTATACCATTGAACAGGCGGGGGCTGACGTGGACTTTACGCTCTGGGATGAACAGACCGTGAAGCGGCTGATTGTGGAAGACCCCAGCCTTATGCCATACTACCCGCCAAAACGGGCGGTGAAGCGCGGTATTGACCTCGCCTGGGGGAGGCGACAGATTACAGCCAGCGTCACCAGCTCCATCCTCCAGGGAAAGAGTATCAAGCACATGGCGGACGACCTGCAGAAGCGAATTACAGATATGAACCGGAACAGCGCGATCCGAACGGCCCGGACAGCGGTCACGGCGGCGCAGAACGCCGGGAGGATGGACAGTTACCATGCGGCGGAACAAATGGGCATCAAGCTCAAAAAGCAATGGCTGGCAACGCTGGACAACCGCACCCGCCACGCCCATGCCGCCTTGGACGGCCAAACGGCAGAGACGGACAAGCCTTTTCATTCTGAGTTGGGGGACATCATGTATCCAGGCGACCCCGGCGCCGCGCCCGCCAACGTCTACAACTGCCGCTGCACCCTGATTGCTGATCTCGCAGATGTGGATACCAGCGATGCTCTACGGCGGGATAGGTGGGGACTTTTGCCTGATATGACATTCGCTCAGTGGGAGCGACAAAAGCGTGGGGAGGGATATTTACAAAGGTGAAAATTGAGATTATAGACAACAGCCCAAAAGTTTTGGAAGCGTTACAAGCGGCTTGCCTCCGGGCCTTGGAAGAGTGTGGGCTGGTGGCAGAGGGATACGCCAAAAGATTGTGCCCAGTAGACACAGGCAATCTGCGGAACAGCATATCTCACCGGGTAGACTCATCTGAGCTGGCGGTATACGTGGGAACTCCCTCTGAGTACGGCATTTATGTGGAGTGTGGGACCGGAAAATACTACCCGGGTGGTAGGCAAGACCCGTGGTTCTACGAAGATGAAAAAGGTAACGGGCACATAACCCACGGTCAGCGGGCGCAGCCGTTTATCAAGCCTGCTGTCGCAGATCATGCAAAAAATTATAGGGATATCTTGAAAAACAAACTGAAAAACGCATAGGGCGGTAGCGTTCAGGTAAAGTGTAGCGGCTGACGCCTTGCCAAGTCTGCACCTTGACATCTGAATCACTGACGGAAAATTTTTTTCAAAAACCCCTTGACTTTTTGTGGCACAGGAATTATAATACTTTTTGTGGCACAGAAAGTAGGTGATAAATTGAGTCCACGTACCGGACGCCCAAAATCAGAAAAGCCCAAGTTGATTGAAGTTAAGGCCCGTATTGATGCAGAAACGAATGAAAGGCTGCAAGAGTACTGCGAAAAGCACAGCAAAACAAAGACTGACATTGTACGGGAAGGCATTGAGCTGATTTTGGAGCAAAAAAAATAAGACAACCAGGCCAGCCTCGCAAGCAAAGCCCCGATTGCCTTATTCACCACACCCGAAGGTTTTGGTAAATCTGATTATACCATACCTCCCGGGTGAAAATCAAGGAGGTTTTTTTACATGGAATATCCCATTGACGCTGACCAACTTGCCGCATTCACCAACTTTGACCTGCAGGATGATTGGAGCGCGGCCGTCTTACAGCTCTTGGTTAGTTTGATGAATAGCGCCTATCAGCAGGGGCACCGAGACGGCAGGCGCGAGGCGAGACGCATGATGTATTGGGGAGGGCGTGGCAATGAGCAAACTGCAAATTTTTGACCACCCCGAATTTGGGACCATCCGCACCCTCGTAATCGACAATGAGCCGTGGTTTGTTGGCAAGGTGGCTTGTATTCTCTGATTCTTTCCAGCCATATGACCCACGGCCAACGGGCACAGCCGTTTATCAAGCCTGCTGTCGCAGACCATGCACAAAAATACAGGGATATCGTGAAAAGTCAAGTACCCCACGGCGAAAGCCGGGGGCTTGTAGAAATACAGGCCCGGCTTGACTACCCTAAGCGCTTCGAGCGCTACGTTAAGCGAGAATGTATAGTCACCGGCGGACGTTTGCTCTAATCTGCCGCTCTGAGGTCAGTGGTTAAACAGTCCTGCGGGGCAGGGACAGTGCTACTGGCAGGAAACCTTGCTTAACATTGGGTAAGGGCAACTTACGTTGGGGTTTCCTCATCGAGGTCTCCTCAACGTGCCCCTTCTTTTGATAGGGGCATTCTAAAAAAGGAGGAGACACGGCTATGGTCTATGTGCAAAGCAGAACCGGACAACCTCTTATGCCAACAGAAGACCACCGCAAAGTGCGTCTTCTTCTCAAAGCAGGAAAGGCAAAGGTTGTCCAGCGGACCCCGTTCACCATAAGGCTGACGGGGACAGTACATACCTATAAACAGGATATTACGTTGGGCATTGACGCCGGGAGTAAGACCATTGGCGTCTCCGCTACAACGGAAACGAAAGAACTGTATGCGGGTGAGATCAAGCTGCGGACAGACGTAACCAAGCTGTTATCAGCCCGGCGGGAGTTTCGGCGGGCGCGGAGAGGCCGAACAACAAGATACCGCGCCTCTCGCTTCGACAACCGAGTGCGAAGCAAACACAAAGGATGGCTTGCTCCAAGCATAGAGCAAAAGATTGCCACCCACATGCAGGTGGTCAAAAATCTGCACAAGATTTTGCCGATCACGGGTATTGTGGTAGAAACCGCCTCTTTCGATATCCAGAAGATCAAGAATCCCTCTATTCAGGGAACAGAATATCAACAGGGGGATCAGCTCGATTTTTGGAATGTGCGGGAATATGTGCTTTTCCGCGACGGCCATATGTGCCAGTGCTGTAAGGGGAAGTCGAAAGACCCTGTTCTGAATGTCCATCACATTGAAAGCAGGCAAATCGGTGGCAACGCCCCCAATAATCTTGTGACGCTGTGCGAGACCTGCCATAAGGCATATCACGCTGGACAAGTAAAATTCAAGCTCAAACGGGGACAGAGTTTCCGTGACGCCGCGTTTATGGGGATCATGCGTTGGGCGTTTTATAATCGGCTGAAGGCGATGTATCCTTCCGTCGATATGACTTTTGGCTACCTCACAAAGAACACCCGGATTCGCTGCGGGTTAGAGAAAGACCATGCAGTAGACGCCCGCTGCATCAGCGGACATCCGCTTGCAAGACCAGCAAAAGAGATTGTCTTGCAAAAGGCTGTGCGGCGGCATAATCGGCAAATCCATAAAGCTACCATCTTAAAGCATGGTGTGCGGAAGCGGAACCAAACCCCGAAATATGTATTCGGGTTTCAACTGTTCGATAAAGTCCGTTGCAAGGGGCAGGTCGGTTTCATCTATGCCCGACGCTCCAGTGGGAAATTTGACGTGAGGACTTTGGACGGCGTAAAACTCTCTGCGGGGATTTCCTACAAAAAGTTAGCCCCCCTGGAGAAAAGAAAAACCATATTATCCATCATGCAGGAAAGGGGGAGAGCCGCTAACATTTTATGATTGACAAAAAGGCCATTGATGTGTTAAAATTGATTTTGAAAAATGGCAATAATGCAGAGATCCGCCGAAGAGGAAACGGCATTGTAATCCTCGAAATCAAAAAGGAAATAAAGTATACCTCTGGTGAATTGGCATCAGGGAAGAGCAATAGGAGCTGACTATCGAGAAATCGATAGTTGGCTCCTTTTTCTTTTGAAGTGCCAGCACCAAACGTGAAGAAAAGGAGAGAGACTATGGCATTGACAAAAAAATCCCTGAAAGCGATGGGCCTCACCGACGAACAGGTAGAGTCTGTCGTGGAAATGCACACCGAAACCACAGATGCCCTGAAAGCGGAAATTCAACGACTGACAGATGCAAATGCTGCCCTGCCTGACCTCCAGAAGAAATTGGAGCAGACCCAAAGCGACCTTGAAACGGAAAGGAAATCCAGTTGGAAGGTTAAGTATGAGGGCGTAAAAGAGGATTTCGAGAAGTTCAAGGCAGAGGTGGAAACCGGGAAGGTTCACGCGGCCAAGGAATCCGCCTATCGGGCGCTGCTTAAAGATATCGGAATCAGTGAAAAGCGCATTGGGGCAATTCTCCGTGTGTCTGATGTGGACGGCGTGGAATTAGACACAAAAGGTGCAATCAAAGGGGCCGAAAAGCTGAAAAACAGCCTGACGGAAGAATGGTCCGATTTCATCACTACGACTCAGGTACAGGGCGCGGAGACGCCGATGCCCCCAGCCCACAGCGGCAGCACCAACACTATGACGAAAGATGAAATCTTCAAGATACGGGATACCGCAGAGCGGCAAGCGAAAATTGCTGAAAATATTGGGCTGTTTATGCCCGGAAAGGACTGATGTAAATGGCAGCGAAAGAAAACTTGACCACGACTCAGGATATTCAGATCGCGGCACGTGAGATCGACTTTGTGGGCCGGTTTACTCGAAACTGGAACCATCTGGGGGAAATTATGGGCATTATGCGACCTATCCGAAAAGAGCCGGGAGTCGTTCTGAAAACCAAGTCCGCGACAGTTACGCTCCAGAGTGGTGACGTTACCGAGGGCGAGGAGATCCCTTATTCTAAGGCCAGTGTCACAGAAACCACCTATAAGGAACTCAAAATTGAAAAGTTTGCCAAGGCTGTCTCTATTGAGGCAATCAATGACCACGGCTATGATGCAGCGATAGCCATGACCGACGATGAATTCTTGTTCCAGCTTCAATCGAATGTGACTGACCGTTTTTACAAGTATCTGAACACCGGGACCCTGACGGCTACGGAATCGACTTGGCAGCGCGCCGTTGCAATGGCAAAGGGAAACGTGGTCAACAAATTCAAGCAGATGCACCGGACATCTACTGCCGTTGTGGGCTTTGCCAATGTGATGGACCTCTATGATTATCTGGGCGGCGCAGAAATTTCCGTACAGAATGAATTTGGATTTCAATACATCAAGAATTTTATGGGGTACTCTACCATTTTCCTACTCTCCGACAGTGAGATTAAACGGGGACGTGTGATTGCTACGCCCGCAGAAAATATTGTTTTATACTATGCTGACCCTTCACACAGCGACTTTGCGCGAGGAGGACTGGTATTTACTACGGACGGCGAAACCAACTTAATTGGTTTTCACACGAAAGGCAACTACAATACCGCGGTCTCTGAATGCTTTGCCATTCTCGGAATGGAGATGTTTGCGGAGTATCAGGACGCTATTGCGGTTATCGACTTGGCTGGAGCTTCTCCCGCCAGCTACAGTGCAAAGAAAACTGTAGTAAAGTAAGGCGTGAGGGGGGACCGGTTATGTTTTCTCTGATTGGTACGGACAAAGGGGCGGACCACTACGCCTGTAAATCCGGCGATACAAAACCTGTTGACGGCATTCGCAACGGAAGCGATGCGTTTGAAATGGATACTGGAAACGTCTATATGTTCGACGTAGACACAAAAACTTGGATTGAGGTGTGAGCAATGCTGGAGAACGTAGTGCTGGAAGAAGTATTGCGCTATCTCAAAAACTGGTTTTTGCTTCCTGACGGAATCCATACCGATACCTACACTGTGGAGGACGGCGGTTTATCACTACCGTTCCTCCAAGAGGGCCAGTATTTCCGGGTGATCGGATCTGTCTTCAATGACGAATTACACAAATACCCGGCACAGGATATGACGCCAGAGGCCTTTGATGGCACTGTGTGGGCACTTGCGGTGCCGAGGGCTGTGATTTCTCTGGCAGATAAGATCGGCGTATGGCAAAAGAAAAACGGTGCCGCAGCACAAAGCCCGTATTCGTCGGAGAGCTTTGTCGATTATTCATACACGGCGGCGACTGACGCTGAAACTGGCGGAGCGGTGACATGGCAATCAGTCTTTCGGAGCGAACTATCGAAATGGAGGAAAATATGAGTTTACTTGAAGATTTTGGACACTCCTGCGTGCTGCTGGAGAAAAAGCGCATTCCTGACGGCGCTGGAGGTTGGGAAGTGTCCTGGACAGAGGGAGCAGAGTTCGAGAACTATCAGGCTATGGCTACCAGTATGGAGGCTCGGCGGGCGGAGCAGGAAGGTGTGACAAGCCTTTATTCCGCTTTGGTGAAGAAGGACCTGCCTATCGAATATGGAGACTATTTCCGGGACTTGGAAACAGGGTTCACGTATCGCGTGACCTCAAACCCTTCCGAGAAGGAAGCGCCAAAATCCTCCACCTTTGACCTGAAATTTTTCACGGCGGAGAGAAAGCCGGTGCCGGTGTGATCGTGCACGGAGCTAACGCACTATGACAAAAGACAAAGCTCTCCATGCTTGGTTCAATAGCTTCGGCATTCCGTTCTACGTCACCACTTCGGTGCCAGAGGATGCAGTTTTCCCGTGGGGCACCTATGAGCCGATTTTCAGCGCTTGGGACGGCGGAGAGGTTGGTTTGACGGTCAATCTTTGGTATTACACCGCTTCCGAGGCCGTACCAAACGCAAAGGCACAAGAGCTGTCCAACGCTATAGGGCCAGGTGGTGCTGTTATCCCATGCGATGGCGGGTACATCTGGATTAAGCGCGGTTCTCCGTGGTGCCAGAGCCTGCGGGATGAGGTGAACAGCAATATAAAAAGGCGCTATATAAACATTACTGTTGAATACCTAACTGAAAACTGAGAAAGGAGCATTCGTATGGGAAAATTTACAAGAATGCCTTCTAACACCTTTTCTGGTATGCAGCTGGACGCTGGAATACTGTTAAAAAAGTTCGACCCTAGCACAGCAGAGGTGTTGGATGAAGATATCATCTGCCCCACTACTGGCGGTTTTACAGCTTCCTGCACACCCACTTACAGTGACCTCGGGGAAGACGTTGATAACTGCCCCGCCAACATGAAAGAGCTGAAGCACTTGGACGGCTGGGAGTGTAAACTGGCATTTACATCACTTGGAACCACGCCTGAAACTATAAGGCTCGCGCTTGGCGCAGCGGATGTAGGCACAACTAGAATCACTCCCCGGCGTGATCTGAAACAAACGGACTTTTCTGATGTATGGTGGGTTGGAGATAAGGCGGATGGCGGCATGGTTGCAGTCTGCCTTAAAAACGCGCTTTCTACTGCAGGTTTAAGCCTTCAGACCACAAAAAACGGTAAAGGTCAAATTTCTGTTGAGCTTACCGGGCACGTCTCTATTGACGCGCAAGATACCATGCCGATGGAGTTTTACAGCACCGAGGGAGGACAAGAAGATGAAATTGTCTGATTTCAAAGATGAAAAAGCCATAGAAGTAGTGGCGAAACTCATGGAGCCCATAGGCCATATTGCAGCAAATACAGAAAATGCAAAAGCTAAAGAGAAAAATGGGCTGGAATTTGTGAGCGCCTTACTTCGAAGTAACAAAAAAGACGTTATGAGTATGCTGGCCATTTTAGATGATAAGGACCCCGCAGAATATCATTGCAACGCAGCAAGTGTTGTGAAAGACATCATTAACATGCTAAACGATCCAGAACTTATGGAACTTTTTGGTGTGCAGAGCATGATCCCGGCCTCGTCTGGCTCTGCATTGGAGAATATAGAGGCCCTCACAGCATAACAGCATTCGCTAAATACTGCGAAGCGCGATTGCAGAAATCTGAAATTGAAAAACGCTACCGCTATTATGTGGCGGACTGCCTGTGGGGAATTTCGCGGGGCAAGGGCCCGGAAAGTCGGTTTAAGGATTTGCTGACTCTCCAGCCAGAAGAGACTCGCACAGGCGAGGAAGTCATTGAATCCATAAAAAGGAAGTTAAAGGAGATGGGATAGTGTGGATGTTTTTGACCTCTTCGCAAAAATTTCCCTTGATACCAGCGAATACGAAAGCGGTTTGAGCACCGCAAGCAAAATAACTTCTAATTTTGGAAGCAAAATCCAATCTGCTCTTGGACTCATTGCTGGTGCTACCGTCAAGATAGGCAGTACGGTAGGCGGTGCGTTTACACAAGTGGCCGGGGCAATGATTGATGCTACAAAAACAGCAGCAGTCGAGTTCGCCGAATCTTCTGTTGATGTTGGGCAGAACTTTGACAAGGCCATGTCTCAGGTAGCGGCAACTTTGGGCTACAGTGTTAAAGATCTAAAAAATCCGCTCTCTGAGGTAAGCCAGAACTTTTCCAAGCTTCGCGACTTTGCACAGGATATGGGCGCAAACACAGCGTTCTCGGCGCAACAGGCGGCGGAGGGCCTGAACATCCTCGCGATGGCGGGACTGAGCGTGGATGAACAGATGACGGCTCTGCCAGACGTTCTGAACCTGGCAGCAGCCGGAGCGCTCACGCTGGAACAAGCGGCCTCGTACACGGCCGGAGCCGTGAAAGGCTTCTCGGATTCGATGGAGAACGCCCAATATTATACCGACCTGATCGCAAAGGGCGCTACCCTGGCAAACACGGATGTGGCCGGCCTCGGCGAAGCCCTGGGCAGAAGCGCCGCAACCGCAAAGACCTATGGGCAGGAAGCGGACAGCGTGACGCTCTCCCTGCTCCGGCTGGCCGACCAAAACGTCACCGGAGAGGCGGCGGCCACAGCCCTTAACCGGGCAATGGCGGACCTGTACACGCCCACAGAAGCCGCCCAAAAAGCCCTGAAAGCCCTCGGAGTTTCGGCGTACACCAGCACTGGGAAAGCACGGGACTTCAATGAGGTGGTGGCGGATCTGAAAGGCGCTCTTTCGGGCATGACCGATGAGCAAGCGAACGCTTATGCCGCCTCCGTCTTTACCACACAGGGTCTGAGCGCCTTTAACAAGATGACCGCCGCCAGCACCGAGACGATGGACAAGTTTACCAAGGGACTGGAGGATGTGTCCGACTCGGCGGCACAACAGGCGGCAACACAGCTTGATAACCTTGCCGGTAATGTCACTCTCTTCCAGAGTGCCCTAGAAGGTGCTCAAATTGCCTTGTCTGATCAGCTGACACCGACTCTCCAAGAATTTGTACAATTTGGCACAGATGGGCTTACACAACTAACCGAGGCTTTTAAAGAAGGCGGGCTTTCCGGTGTTATGGACACCTTTGGAACTGTCCTAAACGACGGCCTGAATATGATTACCTCTAAGCTCCCTGAGTTTACTGACGCTGGTGCGGAAATCATAAGCACATTGGGGGAGGGACTTGTAGACAATCTGCCCGCGATAACTGACACAGCAGTTAAAGTGATTCTAATGCTGGCGGATGGTTTAATTGAAGCAGATCCTCAAATAATAGACGCCGCATTCGAAGTTATGCTTGCTTTTTTTAGGGGGCTTTCGGAAGCACTGCCAGAGCTGCTTCCCAAAATAGGAGAGCTAATGATCGCCATTGCGGAGGGTATCGTGTCACATCTGCCAGAAATCATAGCGGTTGGGCTGCAAATCGTGGCTGGGCTTGCGCTTGGATTGGTTCAGGCTATCCCCGAATTGCTTCTTGCGATCCCCAAACTGATAGGAGCACTGATTGATGGATTTTGCGATCTGTTAGGAATACACTCTCCATCTACCGTATTTGCGGAAATGGGCGACAATATCATTGCCGGATTGCTGGAAGGTATCTCCAATAAGTGGGATTCCATCTTGGAATTCTTCAGCGGAGCGGTGAAAGATATAAAAGGCGTTTTCTCAGGCGCACCCGACTGGTTCAAAAACATCGGGAAGAATATGCTCGAAGGTCTGTGGAATGGCATATCAGACAAGGTAGGATGGCTGAAAGCGCAAGTGAGTGGCGTTGTTAATAAAATTAAAAGCTGGTTTACCGGAAAGAAAGGGTTTGATACACACTCTCCGTCCAAGTGGGGCGCTCAGGTGGGCAATTTTTTGACACAAGGCCTCTCTGGCGGAATTGAATCTGGTCTGCCGGCACTGATGCAACGAGTGGACAGCATGACGGCAAAAATCAAAGACGGCCTTGATTTCGGAACTAACGTGAAATCATTCGAGAACTTTGATTATGGTCCGCTTGTAGACTATCCAGCCTCAGAAATGAAGTATGTAGAAAACAACCAATTTGAGCAAATAAGCAGGGCTATAGCTTCTGCGGTGCAGTCTACAAACGGAAACGCCCAGCCCATTACCATCGTCGTCCAACCTGTGCTTGACGGGCGAGTGCTCGGTGAGAGCGCATACAAGTATATGATCGGACAGCAGAAAGCATATCGATTGTGAGGTAGTAGCTGAGCATGGATGTCACTCTCAAGATCAATAAACTTGACCTGCACGAATTGCTGTCTACATACTCGGTCAATTATGAGTTTGCCTATCAGAAAGTTATCACCACGCTTAACGGGAATGAGATCGCGTTTCCCTACCGGCCGAGACCAATTTTAACCTTTTCCCTTTTTCCGTTGGACGATGAGCAATCTGAAAAGCTATTTTCCATCTTGCGAGATGTGATCTTCGATGTGACATTCACAAATTCCAATCAAAATGCTGTGGAAACAAAGAAATTTCGGCTAAGCTCCAACTTAGAAAGCCTATTTGGACTTAAGTCCGTCAACGGAAAACACTACTACAAGGGCGGAACTATCGAATTGAGGGCGAAATAATGCAAGCAACCAGTGACCTCTACAAAAGTATAGTTATCGATGAACATACGACCGAAGTAAAAGTGGTAATTGCCGGAGTAGAATATTTCGGAGAAAATGATTTGTTTTCCGTTCGCATTTGCGGCGGACTTTTCAGGGAGCTTTCGATTGGAGGCACCGCATCCCGGGAGACCGATATTGTGTTTATGCCAAAGGGCAAAATTCCAAGAGGCGCAAAAATTGAACTGTATATACGAATCCTCAATAAGGTAAGTGCCAGCGAGTGGATTCCTGTCGGCACATTCTTCTTTTCCACGCGGGAAACCGAAAAAATGACGGGAATTATGACGGTTCATGGGTGCGACTCTATGCTTAAAACAGAGGGCACTTTCCTGAATGCGGTATATGAGGGGCATTCCTGGCCTATGCCAGCAGAAACTGCCGTGAATTGGATCGCAGACAGAATTAAAGTTGGCGTGGATAGCCGGACGTGGGCAGAGCTGAATCCTGAGTATCGTATACCGTGTCCAATCACCGTAGATGAAAAAGGAAATGAAAGTGGCAGTTTCCCAACAATGCGAGAAGTACTGTCTGGTATTGCCGTTGCCAGCGGCGGAAACTGGACGATTACACCGGCTGGAAAACTGCTTTTAATCGGGCTGAACTCACAGCCGAAACCCACAAATTATCTTGTCACCGAGCATGGCGAGCCTATTTTGTTTGGGGATTGCAGGATTCTTGTTTGAGCATGAGGCGGTAACTATATGGATAAGGTTTACATTGGGGATAGATTGCAAGAATTTAATCCTGGGTTGGAGTGTGAACCAATCTCTTGTATCGTCCTGAGTAACGCAAGCAGCCGGAAGTCAGAAGATGTAGACACTGACAGAACAGTATATATCACGGATTCTGGAAGCTGCTATCATTCTATCCCCTATTGCGGGAGCGGTACGTATTATCCATCGACGCTGGAAAACGCACGCGAAAAAGGATTGACACCATGCCAAAACTGTGGCGGGGATAAGTTTGTGGCAGGAGACAATACCGGCTATATCATAGAGGCTGAGATGGATGGTGCGACACAGGAAATTGCAGAATATATCCTGAAAAAGCTCAAGGGATATGTATACCGGCCATTTTCCGGCAGTGCTGCACTGCTTGATATGGCGGCAGAACTAGGGGACGGTATCAGTGTAGGCGGAATTTATTCCGTCCTGGTCTCTGCGGACATTACGCTTGACATGGCTTGCGCGGCCAATATCTCCGCTCCAAGCGAGATCGAAGACGAATATCCGTATATCCCAAAATCAGACCGGGAACTCAAACGGCTTAATGACAAAGTTGATGAGCTGGAAGATGACGTTGACGAGCTTCAGGACGATGTGGATGATTTGCAAGATGAAGTTGATGAACTCAAAGAAAAAATCGCAGGTTTGGGGACAGGAATCGGAGGACATTGCAAGCATCCACGAACCAAAGAAATGGACTTTTCAAGCTGGTTCTCTGGAAAATTTGTGGAAATCGTGGACGATCCGGAAGAAACAAGGGTGGAATATGCAGTACAGTTTGACCGGCTGAACAGACCGGATAAGATCATTACCCTTTTCGATGAACATGAAACGCTGATTAAATGGTAGCAAATGTTCGCAGGAGGCTGTGGAAAGGTGAGACTTTTACCAAATCGGTACATAGAACTTGAGTATATCGAGTTTACGGGAACACAATACATTAACACCGGCATTCAGCCCCTCAATCACAAAGTCGAGGCAAAATTCCAAGTGTCGAATACGTGGGATTTAAGCCCTGTTTTTGGGACAGAAACCACGAATCCTGAAATTTATCTGCATTTTACAGTGCGCAACAATTCCTATTATTATCCGGTATATGGAAATGAAAGAAATTTCGGTATAGCGAATACGGGTATACACACAGTTATCATGAACAGTGGAGAACAATCATCCCACTTTTTAGACAAAAACGCTTTCAGTACAGGTTCAAATACAGGTTCCGCCGGAGCATTAAGCATAGGCCATAGGCACGATAATGCGTTCCTGAAAGGCAAAATCTATTCTTTCAAGGTGACATCGAGAGACACTGGATTGACGATACAGGATTTTATACCATGTCAAAATCCAGACGGTGTTATCGGAATGTATGAAACACTAAGCCAAACTTTTTATGCAAATGCTGGAGAGGGAGAATTTATTGCGGGGCCAAACTTGGAGTATAATGAAAATAGCTTTTTGGCTGGCGTAGCCACTGGACGCCAAATGAAAGGTTGGTGTTATGCTCCAGTATATGTAGGAAAAACGTGGTTTTTTGGCTACTTTGGTGATGATGTGGAGGAATGCTTTGGCATTTCCTACATTGTTCCGGAAACGTATTGTACTAAAATTCATCATCAACGTCAAATTGTCTGGACTATTCCTGACTTATATGCAGACAAATTTGAAAGCCATAAATACTTTTACTGCAAATCGATGAAACCTGCTTTTTACTCCAGAGGATAACTAAATACGTACAATAGAATGGAGAGGAAACCATGTCATTTAATATCAATAAATCAGGGTTGTTTTTTGAAAAATCTCCAGAAAATATATGCGAACAACTATCAAGATGGATCGGGAATAATATTCCCGGTATATCGTTAATTGAAACTGCAAAAGACAAAAATGGAAAATTCACAAGAGCCTATTTCGATTATGTCAATGAACCTGTTGGAATGATTCTTGATTACACAGGTGAAAATATTCACTTGGCAGCGGCTTATAAGGTTTATGTCAGCGAATCTTCGTCAGGGAAGGTAACGCCTCATTTTACCTATTCGACCGGCGAGGCCAGAAGAGTCTCCCTTGCACTAAGTAAATATACGGAAAATTCCGTAACAAATTATGATATGGGCGTATGGTATGCTACCACTGACAGGGGTGGATTGTTGGTAGGTTTATATACAGACGACTTGAACCAGCCATACCAAAGATATCCGGTCTACATCGGGAGTGTGTTCAACGATTTCCTGAATGAAGAACTTATATACAGCGTGCAGCTAAACGGCGGCGCATATCCGACCACTTCTGTCGGTAACTGTGGCATGAAAGCCGGAGAAGATATGTGCCGCGGAAGAGCAATGATTATCGGAGAAAAGAGAATTGAACCAGATGTATCTAAAAGGACATATTACAATGTTCTTTTGCAACATATGCGTTCCTATAAAACATACGCTACGGATTATACAATTTCTTATTCTGCTCTTTGCGGCACTTTATCAAATGCGTGGTGTCCGGTTTTTCAAGTAGATAACTTTTTTGCCGCACATTTCAGCGATAACACATATCCTCCCATGATGGAAGTCGTTACAGCAGAGGGAAAACAATTCATAACGCTTTCGTATGACGGAGTTGCAGTTATGATATGATAAAAAATGGAAAGGAAGTGAAAAGAAATATGGATAGAAATATTGGCGCGCTTACTGTTGCCACAAACTTCGATGATGATTCTTTGCTTGTGGTAGAGCAACAGGGGGAAGCACGGAAACTGGAAGGGGCCACCTTAAAGAGATATGTCAGAGGAGTGGCTATCAGTTCCGGTGGAGGCGATAATGGAGGCGGTGGGACTGGCGGGTCCGGGGGAACTCTGGACCATACCGACCTTATTAACCGCGGAGCCTTGAATCAGCATCCGGCAGATTCTATTTCTTTTGATAATAGAGGTACTGACTTGATCTCAGACACGGTTCAAAAAGCAATAAAGGAGCTTTCCAATAAAGCCGGAACTCCCGGAGCGGCAGCGGGATTCGGGCAGATTACTGCTACTGTAGATAATAATGAAGGAGTTCCGGGGGTGGATATCGCCACAAGCGGGCCAAGTACTGCGTTGAATATAGATTTCAGCTTTCATAACCTGAAAGGCGAGCAAGGGAAACAAGGAGAACCCGGAAAAGCACTTGGAGTTCCCAAAGGAGGGTTGGAAGGACAAATTCTCTCAAAAACCTCAGAGGAAGACTATGACACAAGATGGATTGATCCTCCAGCAGGCGGAGGAACCAGTGAAACGGACCTTGAGAATGTGATAAAAGTAGATGGCGGTGGGAGATGTGTAATTGATGAGAGTTTTGGAATAGCTCCATATGTCTTGGAGTTTCGGCCTGCTACAGGACCTTTAGAAGACATTTGGGCAAAATTCGTGTTCTACAACAATAACACAAGCGGCTCGACCTCTCGGGATGTACAAGGTGCATTGGATGAGCTTTTCATATCTGTCGGTAATGGGAAAAAGCTGGTGGCATCCGCCATTACTGACAGGGGGATTGAGACAGCGCCGGATGCTACTTTCGAAGTAATGGCAGAACATATTGCCAAAATTGAGGGAGGTTCCATGTCAGACGCAACCGCGACTGCGGATGATATATTAGATGGGAAGACGGCGTATGTGGCCAGTGGAAAGGTTACAGGTACAATTCCTGCAAAAGGGCCACAAACAATCACTCCTGGAACCGCTTCAAAAACGATTGCAAGTGGTCAATATCTAACCGGAACACAAACCATTCTTGGAGATTCAAATTTAATTCCATCTAATATCAAAAGTGGAGTTAGTATTTTTGGGGTTCAAGGAAATTATTCTTCGGGAAGTTCTTCCTCCATGCCCGCATGGAACGGCTTGGGTGAGGGGGGTGAAGCGAGTGAAAGTATGACGATTACATTTAATGATGTTCCAGAAAATTGGATTGTTCTTGTTATATGTCGTAACAGTAGCAATATACCTTCCGAAACTGATAAATTGTATATCACTACATTGTTAATATCTAAAGGCCATACTGATGCTCCGATGTATCGTATCAATTCAAAAGGTCACTATGATAGTTATATTACATATATAGAAAATCCTACTATTAAAAATGGTACTTTAACAGTATCTTTATATGGAGAAGATATAGGAGAATACTTTGATGGTCTTTACGCTTTGCATTATTTAGCTTAAAAAGAAGGTGAAAATATGGCGCTTTTTCTAAATGGGATTCCTGTTGTGGTAGATGGAGAACCCGGAGCGGACGGACCGCAGGGAGTGCAGGGGGAGCCGGGAAAACCTTTCCAAATTGCAAAAACCTATCCATCTATAGAGGCTATGAATGCAGACTACAATAACCTTGATATTGAGATAGGGCAGTTTGTCATTATTGATACCGGAAATGTGGACGATGTAGATAATGCAAAGCTGTATTTGAAAGGAAGTACCGGCTATACATATTTGACGGATTTGTCCGGTGCGGGTGGTATGCAAGGGCCGCAGGGCGTCCAAGGCATCCAAGGAGTGCAAGGGGAAGCAGCTGGATTCGGAAATATTACGGCAACGGTTGACAATAATGTAGGAATACCCTCGGTTGTGGTTTCTACAGATGGGCCGGACACAGCAAAAAATATGACCTTTATTTTCCGAAATCTGAAAGGCCAAGATGGAGAGGCAGCACAAGCGGCTGGATTTGGCAATGTAACTGCAACGGTTGATGATCAAACCGGTGGAACACCCTCTGTTATAGTGTTCACGGATGGACCAAACACTGCAAAGAATTTCAGTTTTTCGTTTAGCAATCTGAAAGGTAAAGATGGAGAAACAGGTACTGCGGCGGGATTTGGGGAAATTACCGCTACAGTAGATTCAAGCGTCGGCGTACCCTCTGTGGAAGTCGTAACAAGTGGAACGAATGAAGAAAAAAATATCACTTTCACGTTTTCTAATTTGAAAGGTGCTCCTGGTATTACTGGTCCAGCAGGCGAAGGTATTGCTTCCGGTGGAAGTGTGGGACAACTCCTGATGAAACATTCCGAAACTGATTACGACACAATATGGTTTACCCCTGATTACATAACCACTGAACAAATGGAAGCGGCGATTCAGTCTGCAATCTTAGATAGTTGGAGTGCTAGTTACTAACGAGTAAGGCGGTGCATCAATGAGTACACAAGGAAACTTTTTAACGGAAATTGCAAACGCAATCCGCACACAAGAAGGAAGCACTGCTAAAATACCAGCAAAGGATTTTGCACAAAGGATATATGATTTACCACAGGGCATACAAGGTAGTTGGACAGCTCCAACTTGCACAACACAGGAGGAATATTTCAAAGCTATAGCAAACGCAATCCGAGCTAAAGAAGGTTCTTCTGCCACGATTTCCGCAAAAGATTTTGCAAACAGAATTTTGGCGTTGAAAGTCCAAGAAAAATTGATTTATTATGGAACTGCTCCTTCATTGGGAACTGCTCGAACGAATTTAGAAGCTACATCAGTCGGAAATTATGCTTTGTTTGCTGGTGGAGGGACTTCTAACAAGACTGTCGATGCCTACAATAGCGCATTGACACGGAGCACACCGACAGCGTTAAGCTCTGGAAGACATAATTTCGCAGCTACGTCAGTTGGAGATTATGCCTTGTTTGCAGGCGGTGCAACTGGCTCCGCTGGCTCACGTATTTCCAACGTAAATGCTTATAACACATCGTTGACACGAAGTACACCAACGGCATTAAGCTCTGGAAGACATTTTTTAGAAGCTACATCAGTTGGAAATTATGCTTTGTTTGCTGGTGGAACCTATACTAATAGCACAGGAAGCACTCGGTACTATTCTAATGTAGTAGATTCTTATAATACATCATTGACACGGGACACACCGGCAGCATTAAGTTCTGGAAGATATGATTTAGCAGCTGCGTCAGTCGGAAATTATGCTTTGTTTGCTGGTGGCGCAACTAGCAGTTCTAAAAGTTCAAAAGTAGATGCTTACAATACTTCGTTGACGCACAATACACCAACAACATTAAGTGTAGCAAGAATGAGTTTAGCAGCTACATCAGTTGGAAATTATGCTTTGTTTGCTGGTGGGCGTAGTGGCAGTAGTTCGGTTGCAAACTCTACTGTAAATGCTTATAATACTTCATTGACACTCAGCACACCATCTAGTATAAGTAAAGCACGGTACGATTTTGCCGCCACAACACTAGAAAATTATGCGATATTTGGTGGGGGCAGAACTGCAAGTTCTAATACTGCAACTAATTTTACGAATATAGTAGATGCTTACGATGAGCTTTTAACAAGAACTACCCCAACTCCGTTAAGCCAAGTTCGGGAAAATCCGGCAGCTACTACAGTTGGAAATTATGCTCTATTTGCAGGCGGTATTAACTATTCAGCTACATCAAGCGTAGTAGATGTATATACAATACAAAAATAACGAAAGGGGAATAAATATGGCACGGTATCAAATTTGGGACAAGGTGAGCGATATCTATACTCCGTCTGGAGAACGTTTTACAGCGGAGCAATGGAAAGAACGTTACCCTTGGGTCAATATTCCTGCGGCAAAGATGATTATCACAACCGGTATCATCAATGGCGGCGCTGCTATGGAATTTGGCGCAACGGTAGCAAGCTATCAATCCGCAGGCGCGAATATCACAGACGATATGACGGATGATGAAATTCTTGCGGCCATAGAGGATTTTGAGATGAATCCCCCTCAACCTGACGGGCCTAGTGTCGAAGAACGCACGGCGGCGGCGCTGGAATTTATTGCTGTGTCTTCTCTGCCTGATGAGGCACTTTAATGAAAGGAGTGTAAATTAATATGAACTATGAAACTATCAAGCAAAATTATGAACATCACCTTTGGAGTAAGGCCATGGTCAAAACAGCTGTCAGAAAGGGGGTCATTACCCCAGCTGAATATGAGGAAATTACGAGAGAGAAGTATCTTCCGATGTGAGATACACTGCTCCTATTTGAGAAGGAGGGAGCAAGCGTATGGCGCTTAACCTGACAACATATGCCCTCTTAAAAGAGTATGTAAAGGAATCGTTGCAGGGCGCGGGGGCGCTCAAAGGGGAACCTGGACAACCCGGCAAAGACGCCACCATAAACGGAATGAATGCGGTGACTCTTGAGAGCGGAGAAAATGTCCACGTATCCTTGAATCCGCTGACCGGAACGATTACCATTTCGGTATCCGGCAGTGGCACCAGTGAGACAGATCATCGTGTACTCACAGGCAGGGACGTAGCAAATCAGCACCCTATATCCGCAATCACAGGCTTGGAGGAAGCGTTAAGCACTATTCCGAGAGCTATGACGGCGGATGAGCTTAGAAAAATTATAAATGGAGGTCCTTAAACTATGGATAGTTTTCTTAATCCAGCACGCGCCGCAGAAACCGCTCCCAGTACTTATCTCGACACGGCACGCACCCAAGAACTCTGGACCGCAATCAAGACAGCATTGGCAGGGAAGGCGGACACGTCCACCCTTGAAGGGTATACCACGCCGGATGCGGTTGCAACGGCCATCACCTTAGCACTTACCGACTACGCCAAAACGACAGCTGTTCAGACGGCCATTGCTACAGCCTTGGTAAACTATATGACCTCCGCCGAAACAAATGCGGCAATCGCGAACGCTATTGCCGCCGCTGCTCACATCACCGTCCAGACTGTGGACTCCCTACCCGAGACTGGTACCGCTAACGTCATATACTTCGTGCCGAATTCCGGGTCCTCCACCAATACCAAGGACGAGTATATGTGGATTAACGGCGCTTGGGAACTCTTTGGCACCACCGAGATCAACCTATCCGGCTACTGGTCGAAGGAAAATCTCCGTGCAATGACCGCCCAAGAGCTTCAGTCCATCTTGACAGCTTAATTATGGAGACTTTTCTTAATCCCGCCAGATTGTCCGAGCTATGGACAGAAATTAAAAAACGGCTAGCCGGAAAGCAGGATACGCTTACCATTAACGGAGGCAAAAATATTTCCACGATCCAAAGCGGTAATACGCTCACGCTTGACCTCAAGAATGTGGACACCACTCCAACGAGTGGTAGTACAAATCCAGTGACCTCTGGTGGAGTTTTACAGGCGTTGGGTGGAACAGTCCCTACAACCCGTACTATCAATGGGAAACCTCTCTCTTCCAACATTACCCTTTCCGCCGCTGATGTCGGTGCTTCAAACCCGAATCTGCTGGACAACTGGTATTTTGCGGACCCCATCAACCAGCAACGACAGACGGAGTATGTAGTGGATGGTTATACGATTGATCGGTGGAAGGCATCATGCGTTGATGTCTTTCTGGTTGATGGTGCTGTAAACATTAAAACCCGAGCCAACTCTTCTGCCTATAAAAGATTTGCTCAATATATAGAAGGAGAGTGGAAAGCTGGAACTCATTTAACCCTTTCGGCATTGGTAAATGTTCATTCCGTATCGGGAGATGTGACAATCAGCCCCAGCAACTATTACAGCTATATTGGCGGAACCAAGAGCATAACGGCAACTGGTATCCAGCTCATTACTCTTTCGCTTGTCACTTCAGGAGATGTAGCTGACGGAAAATTAGCCGCGTTTGAATTTTGGGCGGAAAAGAACATAGAAAGTGCATTTGACATTGATGTGATGGCAGTCAAGACTGAATTGGGCGACAATCAAACTCTTGCCCACCAAGATGCAAGCGGAAATTGGGTGCTCAATGACCCGCCGCCGAACAAGGCGCTGGAGTTGGCGAAATGCCAGAGGTATCTGCGGCCTTTGCTCAATCCCAACCACGATTACTCTATCTCCTCTACGGAGTGGGGCGGGTTTTCTGCAAATTTTCATTTCGAATTTCCAACGATGCGCATCACCCCGTCGCTTTTGATACTCGAGAACAATGGCGTCCGGATAGTATACGGCGCCTCGGGCAAGACAAAAACTTTTACCACGTCAGAATTTAAACTGTATGTACCAGGATGTGACGAGAACAGAGTACAATTAGGCGTTACCTGGGAACAAGAGATAACGGGAGATATGCAGAATGTCACAGTGGACACTCATGCGAAAAATACAAAGCTCATGCTCACCGCCGAACTGTGAGGAGGATGGTTACAATGGACGAGCAAAATTCAAAGGTCTATATCCAAGTGGACCAGCAAGGCCGTATTACCCGGTGCGAGGGCGGGTACACCACACCAGCGGACCTGACCAGATGGACTTGCATCGATGAGGGCGCGGGGGACAGGTACAACCTGTGCCAGACGCACTACTTCGAGGGTGGGCTGTACACCAAGGACGGCATTCCTCTGTACAAGTGGGAAGGGGACAAGCCTGCCCTGCGCACGGATGCCGAGCTTGCGGCAGACCGCGCCGCAAGGCCCGCGCCTGGTCCCAGTGGGACGGAGCGCTTGGAGGCTCAAGTTACCTATACGGCTATGATGACGGATACGCTTTTGGAGGTGTGATATGTACAATAAGATCAAGCGCTGGTATGAGCAGGGACTATGGACTGCGGCTATGGTTCAGACTGCCGCAGCCAAGGGAGTTCTGACCCAGGAGCAGGTGGAGGAGATTCTGGCCGAGTCCGAGGAGGCTCACAAGGCGTAGCAGCTTGGGGCAGAAAGCTAAGAGAGGGGCGTGTGTGCGCCCATCTCTTTCATTACGGCGCAGCCGAGAAAGGAGGACAATATGGACGAATCCATTTCGAGAGCCGAACACACCGAGTTCGCGCAACGTATGGTTGCCGAGAACAAGCGCCTCGAAGACGAAAACGACCGGCAGAATAAACGCTTGGAAGCCATCGAAAACAATGTCAACCAGATCA